GGGCGAGCACGAGACCTTCCCGGTTGGGAAATACAAGGATCAGGTTGACGCGGCCGCGGCGGCTTTTAACTACATCGCGCCCACGGCCGCGGCGCTAGACACGTGGGCGAGGTTAGGCAAATGATTACAGTCACACGTACGTTCTGGGTCGGTTTGATTGTTTCGAGCATCCGGCAGGCGCTGGCAACACTGCTCGCGCCGAACGCCGCGCAGTTCACCGATAACGGACGCTAATATGTGGAAAGAATTCAAGGACAACTTTGTGAATTTCTCTGCGCAGCTAGGGCTAGGCGCGGGGAGTCAGCAGGACGGCAGCCACTACCGGCAGAGCTACAAGAGTCGCAACCGCTGGGAGTTGGAGTCAGCATACCGCACGAACTGGGTGGCCGGTGTAGCGATTGATACCGTAGCGGAGGATATGACGCGTGCGGGATCGACAATCACGTCAGCGATTGATCCAGATCGGGCGGGCGCTATTCACCGCGGGTTCGAGAAATGGGAAATCTGGAATCAGTTGCGTCAAGCGGTCAAGTGGTCGCGGCTGTATGGCGGGGCGATCGCAGTCATGATGGTCGACGGCCAAGACCTGTCTACACCGCTCAACGTCGAGTCGATTAAGCGCGGCCAGTTCAAAGGCATCCAGGTACTCGACCGCTGGATGATCCAGCCGAGTCTTAACGACCTGGTTGAGGATTATGGGCCGCACTTCGGTCTGCCCCAATACTATGACGTGGTGGCCGACTCGATGGCGTTGCGCCGCGCCTCGATTCATCACACGCGATGCATACGTTTGGAGGGTGTTCATCTGCCATACTGGCAACGCCTAGCCGAAAACCTTTGGGGGCAGTCGGTGCTGGAGCGCGTTTGGGATCGCATGGTGGCGTTTGACTCCACGACCCAGGGCGCGGCGCAGCTAGTCTACAAGGCGCATCTCCGCACGCTCAAGGTGCCGGGATTTCGCGAGCTCGTCGCGGGCGGCGGGCCGGCTTACGATGGCCTGGTCAAACAGATTGAAATGATGCGCGCCACGCAATCGAGCGAGGGCATCACGATACTTGACGGCGAGGATGAGTTTGAGACAAGCAGCTACGCGTTTAGCGGGCTGAGTGATATGATGCTCCAATTCGGCCAACAGCTATCCGGCGCGCTCCAGGTGCCGATGGTACGCCTGTTCGGGCAGTCGCCTGCTGGACTATCGAGCACCGGCGAATCCGATCTGCGGACGTACTTCGACGGCGTGAACGCGGCGCAAAACAGTCGGCTACGCACCCCGCTTCATCTTCTATACGAAATGATCAGTCGTAGCGAAACCGGGCAACCGTTGGACGATGACTTCGAGTTTGCGTTCAACTCGTTGTGGCAGCTGGACGACAACGAGAAAGCAACCATCGCCCAGTCCGTCGGCACGGTTATGAATGACCTGGAGCGCGAGGGTAATATATCGCACGCGCGCGTGCTTGAAGAGCTGCGCAATCTGTCTAGCAAGATCGGCGTATTCAGCACGATCACCGACCAGGATATTGAGGATGCGGAGAACGAAGCACCGGAGCCCGAGTTGGCGGCCGTGCCGGAGCCGGCCGTAGAGGGCAACAGCGCGTTGGAGGAAACGGCTGAGGAGGGCAGCGATGGCGACGTATAAGCCATCGCGCAAGAAGATTGAACGCCGCTACTACGCCGCGCTTAATCGCATCGCGGAAAACGTGGGGCAGTTGGTCGAGTCATATGACGTGGTTAACTATCCGCAGCGCGCTTCGACCGTTCGGCAGCAACTGGAGGCGTATTCAGCCGAGCTACGCGAGTGGGCGCGGGAGACGGGGCGCGTGATGGTAGCTGCCGCCGAGCGCGAGGATGAAAAGTTGTGGGGCAAGACGGCGCGCGAGTTGAGCCGGAATATTAGGGCCAAGATCGACGGCGTTGATATGAGCGAGACGCGCCAGATTTTGGTTGCTGAGCAGGTTGAGCTGATTCAGTCAATCCCTACCGAGGCAGCGGAGCGTGTGAGCCAGTTATCGCTGGAGGCGTTGGCCGGTGGATCGCGGGGCCAGTCCATCGAGCGCGAACTACTCAACACCAGCGACGTTACAAAGGCGCGCGCCCGGCTCATCGCTCGGACAGAAACGGCCCGCGCCACGACCCAATTCACCAAGTCACGCGCGCAGAGCGTAGGCAGCGACGAGTACATATGGCGCACCGCGGGTGACGCGGACGTTCGCCTGGGCCATCGGGCGGTGGCCAACAAGACCTTTCGCTGGGATTCGCCCCCGGCCGTGAAAACGGGGGACAGGACATATCACCACCACCCAGGGGAAATATTCAACTGTCGCTGCTACCCCGAGCCGCTAATCCCAGAGTAAGACTAGGGTTTTACACAAAGCGCTTGACGCGCCTGAATAACCAAGGTACGCTACTGTAAAGATGAGTAGCGGAAATACGTGAATGGAATTACATGACGCCGTAGCGGTAGATGATGCCGCCACCCGGATAACGGGTGACGGTTACCTTGTGTCCAGCGCGCGCGTGGCGCGCACCGGTATTCAAGACTACGCTGGCCATGAGCTTGACCGGCCGGACATGCCAAACGTTCGCGTGTACCGCCCGGAATCCGAGGTGTTCGCGGCCGACGCGCTGCGCAGTTACGCGCACCGCCCGGTGACGAATAACCACCCGGACGAAAACGTCGACGTTAACAACTGGAAGCGCTACGGCGCTGGTATGACTGGCGACGAGGTTATGCGCGACGGCGAATACATTCGCGTGCCGCTCACGCTCATGGACGCTGAAGCGGTCAATGACTTTCGGGCCGGCAAGCGCGAGTTGTCGATGGGCTACAGTTGCCAGATCGACTTTCAGGATGGCGTAACGCCAGACGGCGAGCAGTACGACGCAATTCAATCCCAATTACGAATGAATCATTTAGCGCTTGTCGACCGCGCACGCGGCGGCGAAGGGCTTAAGATCGGCGACCACGAACCAAAGGACACTATTATGCAGGACACGACTCTAGCGCGCGTTCTCACGTTTTTCGGCGTGAAGGACAGCGCTGAGCTTGATACAAAATTCCGTGAACCGCCGACCACCAGCACTGGTGTCGCCGATACAACGGCTGCTGCCCCCGGCGATACCGCGGCTGCTACCGCGGCCAGCCCGAACGACGATGCCCTTGCCCGGCTATCCGCTCAGGTCAAGGAGATTGGCGACGCGGTTACGGCTATGACGGCCAAGACGGAAAGCGAGTCAGAAAGTAAGCCGGCCATCGCAGTTGATGCGAAGGACAGCTTACCCAACGCCGAGATTATCGTGCCGGGCGCGACGGTCAACGATGGCGAGAGCGCAGAAGCGTTCAAGCGTCGCGTACTGACCATGGCTACGGCAAACGATGCCGACGGCATTGTCACCCGGTTGGCCGGCGATCCGTTCAAGGCAGAGTCAGAACGCATCCATATCGCATTCGATGCGATTGCCGAAATCCGGCGGCATCGGAATAACACCGGCGCGCCGGCTACCGGAGCCAATATCGGCGCACGAGCGCCGTCCACGCCATCCGAACTCAACGACGCCCACGCCAAGCACTGGGCCACTATGCAGGCAGGAGCCTAATATGACAGCTTTTCTCTACCGCATGGGCCATGGCTTCGCGGGCGCTTTGACTCGCGAATCCCAGGCCTCTATTGAGTCGCAGCAGTTCGCTGATCCGTCGGGCTTCGCCGCTCACGGCTTGCCGGGCAAAATCGACGCCAATGACCAGTTTGTCCCGATCGCCAGCGGCGACGCGGCCGCTGACGTGTATGGCTTTTTGGTTCGCCCCTATCCGTTCCAAGGCGCGACCGCTGGCGACGTGAACGCCGGGTCGGTAGCGCCGACCTATGACCGCCAGGCCAACGTGATGCGGCGCGGTTACATCAGCGTCAAGAACAACGCTGGGACGCCGGGCCTCAACAAGCCGGTGTACATTCGCGTCGCGACCGGCACCGGTGGGACACCGGTCACGGCGGGCATCGAGGCTGAAGCGCCGACCACGGCGACCAACAGCATCAAGCTCACCAACGCCGTGTTTATGTCCACAGGCGATGCCGCCGGCAACGTCGAAATCGCGTATAACATCTAAGGAGCCACGAATGCTAACTTTCGACCAGCAGACTCAAGACAGCGCCGGGGCATTCCTCGTCGGTGAGCTTGAACGACTCGACCAGACGCTGCATCAGCCGTTGTCGAGCGTTACGTGGTCGCGCGACATCATGCTGCGCAATGACGTGACGATGGGCGATGAAACGTCCAGCTTCAGCAATTCCACGTTCGCATCTGCGGGCGGCCCATCCGAAAGCGGTAAGGCGTTCATCGGCAAAACTGCCAACGCTATCCAGGCGATGCAGCTGGATATCAGCAAGACTCCGCACCCGCTGACCTTGTGGGCGATGCAGCTCGGCTGGACGCTGCCCGAACTGGCGAGCGCCCAGCAGGCCGGCCGGCCGATCGACGCCCAGAAATTTATGGGTATGCAGCGCAAGCACCAGATGGATACCGACGAAATGGTATACGTGGGTGATGACTCTATCGGCGCCACCGGCCTGCTAAACGATCCGGGCGTGTCGAGCGCGACCGCCACCACTGGCAACTGGAGCGCATCAGCGACCGGCCCGGATAAAATTCTGGCCGACGTTAACGAGGTGTTGAAAAGCGCTTGGAAGGAATCCGGCTGGGCCGTCGCGCCGAGCAAGTTACTGTTACCGCCTGACCAGTATTCGGTGATCGTCCAGGGCAAGGTTTCGACCGCAGGCAACATTTCCATCCTTCAGTACCTGCAGATGAATAGCCTGTCGAACGCCATCAACGGCACCCCGCTCGACATTCAGCCGGTCAAGTGGCTCAACGCGGGCCAGGCCTCCGCGAATTCGCGAATGGTTGCGTATTCCAATCAGATGGAATATGTCCGGTTCCCGATGGTTCCGATCCAGCGCACGCCGGTTGAGTACCGCGACCTGCGCCAGCTGACCACCTACTTTGGCCGCATGGGTCAGGTTGAAGTGGTGTATCCGTCGACCATCGCGTACCGTGACGGCATCTAATCATGCCGCTGTCCAGCTCGGATTTTCGGCAGCGCTACCCAGCGTTTGGGGATACCGTCAAGTATCCGCCTGGTAGTGTTGAGCTATATATCGAGCTGGCGTATGACGCGCTCAACAAGCGCCGGTTCACGGACAAATGGCTGGACTTCGCCGCGGGCCTATACACGGCCCATATGCTGACGCTAGACGGGGCCCAGGGCGGCGCGCAGGGCGGCGCGCAGGGTG